TCATAACTCAATTCATCTACAAAATCAGGTTGACCTGTAGGGAATACATCTTTACAAGTAATCTTTCTAAAGATATCTCCTGCTCTGTTATATTGTACAATGATCATACTTCCAACGTAGTCTTTCTTTAATCCCATTTCACCAGTCAATGGATCATAGATTAATTTATACCAATTACGGAATGTATTGTAAATGTAATTTTCGTTAGCTTCATTTAAGTTAAGGCTAAAGTTAACAGTCAAATCCATAAATGTTTGACCTGGCATACTTGCAAATGAACGATCAGCAAATTTATATTTCTGTCCGATTGCATCTACAGAAGGGTTTAAGTTATTTAAACCTCCAATAGTTTTAACTTGCTCTAAGATTAAACCCGTATCATCCCCTAGTGGTGAAAATACTGTCACCTCAAAAAGGTTAGGCTGAACTGGTTCGTACCTTTGGCTACTGGCCCTTGATTGGGTATAATGTGGTAGTGGCATATTATTTTATTTTTTTTATATATTCTCTTTTAGTTTCTTCTTATTGGAAGTTTCCTGAACTAATAGCTCCTGTTTTCAGAATTGTAGTTCTCTGTACGAGAATTTCCATTCCTCTTACTGGTTCAATGTATGTATCTAAGATACCAACATTTTGATCAATAACTTCTGGTGTGTTATTAGTTTCATCCATTATATTTTTATAATCATAAACACCATCATCATTTTGAACCGTTGATAAGAAGTTATCAGCAAGTGTTTTAATTTCCAATCTAGTTTGAGCTGTGTTAAATTCAAACAGATAGTTTTTAAGAATTGCTTCTATCCCATCTTGGATGTAAATTACAACCTCTCTACAGTTAATAGAACTTAAAGCAGATTTCGTAACTTGCTGTGCAGTTTTATTTGCAAAGATCGTCGGCCCAGTTCCACTTTGGAATACAATTGGATTCAATCCAAATGGTTCTAAGTATTCTCTGTCCTCTTTTCCAAGATTAATTTCTAATCCTACAACACCTGATCCACCTACAACACCTCTACGAACTCCTGCAACTAATGACCATGGTAAAGCATTTTCATATTTTGCAATAAAGTTATTTGAAACATATGCAGCCGGTACAACATTTATATTTCTACCTAAATCCCTAACCGTAATAAACGGATAATAGAATGCTCCCCAACTCGCACCTTGTGTTGGTGACGGTAATGAGTATCTTACTGTTGGATTCTTAGCAAGATCACCACCAGTAGAAATAAATCTAGATGATAAGCTTCCAGTTAGATCTTTAAATGATGGATCTGTATTGTTCTTAAAGTCTTTAGCCGATGGGGCATTTAATATAGCAAATGCGTTCTTTCTAGTAGAAGCCAATATTGTATAAATTGCCTTAGATCCACTTTCAATACCGTTTCCGAATGTATCTACAATATATCTAAAGTTAATTACATCCCTATCAGTTAATGCCTTAAATAAATTTGTCCCATTTAAGGTGCCATTTAATATAGCATTTTGTCTTTCGTTTGTTCCATCAGGTACATGTCTTGTGTTATCTAATTTAAAACCATCTAAAGTAAATACATTTAAGTAATCAACCCACTTATCAATAGGATAATATAATTCTACCTTAACTACGCCAGCAGCTGTTGTGGTTGCGATTTCACTTTGGCATGTTACTAATAATGCAGTTTTTCCTGCAGGAATAGTACTAAATTCAGCATTAGTTAATCCACCTTGTACAACATTCATTCTCGTTAACCTTGAATGTGGTGTTGTAGCATCACCTTCAAAATGTACTAAATAATTTCCTACAACTACATCAGCAGCATCAGGATTATCAGATGCAATTAATACCTGGTTAGGTTTTAGCGCAGGCTCGGTAATAGAATCTGAAATAATATCAATAGAAACATTATTAGCACCTTTTAGTGTTTGGATTCCTAATGTACCTGCCGGGTAAGTAATACCTGTGTCTGAATATTCTGTGTCTATAAAGAAACCACCATTACCAGGATCTAAAGTAAACTCAACATGAGGAGTTATGTTATTAAATGCATCTTCTTCATAAGGAGTTACCTGAACCGATGGTAAATTATAATCTGCATCTGAAATAGCAATAGTCGTTAATGCAGTAGTTGGTGTTGCAGTATGAATAAAACCGTAGTTAACAGCATTAAATACTAAGTAACTTAAATACTCGGTACCACCATTTAAATATACAGCTTCATCACCATCAGTAAGAGTACCATTTGAGAATTGGCTATATAATGTTGATCCGTAACCTCCTATAATATTAGAATTGTTTGGATCTGCTAACGGTGCTTCATCAGTAACAAAACCTAAATCTTGTTCATTAATGTATGTATAAGTTGCTCCAACTGTTGAAAAACATGTTGAATCAATAGTTCCATTTGAACCAGATAAAATTAAGGTTACAGTATTACCTACAACCTGGTGTGAAATTACTGGAACAAATACATTAGCACCACTTAAATTAATAGCTTCAATATAACTACCTACAATTACATTAGTGTTAGCAGTCATACCTGAAAATGCGTCAAATAATGAATCACCAACAGAACCTTGTACTTGAATCTGTACATCACCGCTACTTAAATCTACAACTGAAAGAATATCACCAGTACTTTGATCAACAACGTTTGGTGTAACACCTGTACCTACATAGCTTAAATCAGATACAATGGATCCACTATATGATAAGAAATTAACATCATCTTGTAATGTTGTAGCTTGAGTATATTCAAGGTTATGGCCTATCATATCAATACCACCAGCAACACCATCAATTAATGTATCACCGTCAAATAAATCTTCATTTACCGCGACGAATACACCAGTGCTTGCCGTATCAGCATTAATAACTTTTTCAACAAAAAGGTTATTACCTAGTAAGTCTGTAAAGTTAGGAAGTAATGATGCAGTATAAGTTGCAATTAAATCAACTTCTGATTCATTAAAGAATTCTGCTATTTTAGAATCTGTTGCATCAGCTTGGAATATTCTTCTCTTTAAACCTTGTACTTTATCAAAATACTGCTGGAATATTGGATCTGCCGCAAACCTTTCATAAGGTGTTGCAGAATTAAAGTCTCCACCAAAGTTACCATTAATGATAAATACATCTACTAAGAAGTCAGATACTAAACTATCTTTATCTAAATAGCCTGGTACATTTGCAGCACCATACCATTCTTCTGCAGTTACATTGAATCCTGTAGAGTTTGCAGCTGATGCCTTTCTTACAATAACTGAAACAGGATTTTGTCCTAAATTAGTAAAGTCCAATAAATCATTAGTAGTCGTAGAACTAAACGCTAATTTATTAGCACCTACATTATCAAGGAAGTCTTCCGATGATGGATAAAAGAATTTATCTCTGTTGTACATTTTTTGATATTCTGCCATTGCCCCTTCATTAAGTTGTGCTTCAGGGGTTGCAGATGTACCAAATTTAATATAGTCTACCTTATCGGCAGCCGTTAAATTTAATAGGTTAAGAGCAAGAATTGGTCCTCTTTCCAATGCTGCTAAACAGCTTCTGTGGAAAAATGAATCCTTTCTTTCTAAGTTTCTGTCAATATCACCATATACTTGTTTAAAGAATGCGGTGTCAGGTACAAATACCGGAGTATTAAAGGGACCTGTTTTAGAGAAACCGACAATTAACCTTGTCTGATTAGCAGGAATACTAACTACTTGAGATTTGTCAAATTCAAATCTGTAAGTTCCTGCTGCTTTAATCGAAGCGATTTTCGGATCTAGTGCCATCTTATATTATTTTTTTTATTTGCTTTTTTTATATATCCACTAACCTATAACTTTTTATACCAAGTCGTATATGTCAAAGTTGAGTTGTCCACCTTTTGCATCTTGCTCTAAGATAGCATCAATTTTATTTTGAATGCTCTGCTCTGCAACATCGTGTATTTCTTCAGCAAAATCGGAAAAGTCTAATGTAAAAAAGAATTCAGAACTATTTATACATGTCATTATTAAATCATCATGGCCTAATTGACCGGCATATGTACCATTTGGCAATTTACCGAATGTAGCTGCCTCATATACAGTTTGCTTATCTTTTATTATGATTTTATTTTGAGTGATATATTTTTTAAAGTTTTGACAAAAAATAGGTTTGTTATCTTTTTTTACCTTTAATCCAAATTGTTTTGTTCTAGCATCTATACGGTGTTTAAATTTAACAACAGATTCTTCATCAAAATCATTTCTCTGTGGAAAAACGGTTTCCATTCTTTTAATTAGCTCACCACCAAATAAATTCCATTCAATAATTAATTTTACATTTTCTGAATGAAAAACATCATAAGCTAAAATATAAAGAGATTTTGCAAATTCTTCAATAGTATGTTCATTACTTCTAAATCTACCAACTTGTCTAATTCTATAAAAATCAATAAAGCTACCTGGTGAAGTTACCTTTTTCCAATCGGCTTCATCCATAAGTTCTATCTTAAAGATATTAATAATAGAATAGTCACCGCCTGTACCTTCTGCTATATCAACAGAAAAACACCAATAATTTTCATCTTCTTCACAGTCATCTAAATTAAATTCAGGATCCCATAACAAACCAGAATATTCTACTTGCTCATCTTCAAATTCTACAATCTCACGATGTACAAATTCTATTTCATTGCCTTTTAATTTTTTAAGACTAT